TCTTTAGAAACTTTTTTGCTAGGTCGACATTTCTTTACGCCCTTGGTTTTGTCATTACCACAAGGTCTGCCATGTTGATCTACCCATTTTTCTTTGACCCAGCGCCGTAAGTCTTCATTCATTAAGTTTTGCAGTTTAATCATCATATCTCCTGACGAATTCCTAGTTGCGGTATTCGTTTTTTCCAGACTGATAATATTTTTAATTTATCTTCTGGTGTAATTGAATTGTTGTTTACCCATACATCTAAATAATCATTGATAACTTTAGAAAATGGTGTTCTTGTTTTCTTAGCTCTTAAATACAAGCCTTGTAAATTTGCATCAACTTCTTTAGGCAGCATAAAATAACGTACTGGAGGTAATGCACCAGCTTCTATTTTCTTTCGAACTGCTTGGTCTGACGGAATATATTTACTGTCAATGGTATTCCAACCTGATTGAGTTACATGCTCAATTTCATGACGCAATGTATCGCGCAAATCCATTGCAACCTCTGATAATACTTTTGGATACTCTGTTGGGTCTAGTTGAAAACGAATTTCAATGAGTGGCATTTCGTTTGAATGACGTTGTGTGTTATTATAAGCATCTCCTCCTACAAACAAATCATTTAAACCTTCTACCCATTGTACTTTTAATTCTAAATAAAACTCAACAGGAATATCTGTGTTTTCTACTTCTTCAAAGTATATGTTATCAAATTTTGCCGGATCTTCTATATTAGGTACTTCTTCGCCTTGTTTAAAATAAATCTTTTCTCCAGCAAAGAAACCATATGGGTCATCCTTTGCTGCAAAACTATCTTTAATTACTTGTAGCAATGTTTTTGACAGTTTTGTAACTAAACCATCATAACGACCTTCTACAATTAATTTTTTTAATGATATCATATTAATAAATATCACTCAAGCAAATTGTAATTCCAATATTTTTCTTTTTCTTGATTAAATGGATTACCTGTTTGTTGATAATAACAATTAAGACAAAGCAATTGCAAATTTTCTAATTGATGATTTGTTTCATCGCCATCAATATGATCTAATAGCACTGGCACTGTATCATCAGTTATCCTACGTTCATCATAACCGCAAGAAGAACATTCTTCTTTAAATACTCCTAATGCTAATAATCTGTTACGTAATTTCCAGGAAGGATAGTTAGGATGTTTACCTGATAATATGTTATCAATTGAGTAGATACCTTTAGATGCTTTTTGAACATCTTTAGGAATACCTACTCCAAATTGATTTTTGTGTAACTCATACAACGTTTTACCTGTGTCTCGGTCTGTATATAATCGAGCATATTTTTTATAAGTAGTAAATGATACTTTAAGAAAGCGAGCTGCCTCTGCATTGGATTTTGTATTTTCCATTGCATAACGAATTTCACTTTCAGGTATATCTAAAGCTGTTTTACCTATACCATATACATACTTATATTGTTTGTCTTCCATTAATATACACCATGTTTACGAAGAATTGCTACAGCATCCTTAGGCATTGTTTTTGTATCATACATTTCTTGCAACAATGGTTTTAATTTCATTGTTTGATCTGTAAAGAATGATGGATGTACTTTTGTTTGTTTTTGAACTTCTATAATCCAAAACGAATATACTGGATAAGCATCATCAAATCTATCTGCATCCGTACGATTTTCCCAATATTCAATTTGATCTTTCAAAGGCCACATATGTAGCGGCACATTGGGATCTTTGCGACGAGCTGATTTTTGTACTTGATGCTTTTCACGATTCATATTTCTTGATATGAACTTGTCCATGATGTTAATTGAACGATCTTTTGGCGATTCGCCAGTGTGTGCAGATTTTCTACCCATTTGTTTTGATTTTATTTGTTAGTATAACTATTTTACGCCATGCATCTTCTGCTGCATAGATATATTTTTTGAAATTTATTATATCTCTCAATTCACGTGCTGCATCTGCTCGTTTCATGTGCCTATGGTATGCTGCGTGGAGAAATCCTATTCGAATTTTTATAATTATTTTTCGCATTTTTTTACTGTAACTTTTAAACCTTCTCTATTCAATAAACGTGCTACATCTTCACATTCGTCAGATTTATCTTCAAATATAGCACATTGCTTTGCTTCATGAACTAATACGGCACATTGTACTGCTTGAAGATAATTATATCCACATACATCCATTATGCTATCAATAACATGATCAAATGTATTATGATTGTCATCATGTAATATAACTTTATACATTCCCCGTTTCTTTTTCAAGCTCATTTGCAACATCCCTAATTATTACACATTGTTCATACATTTCTCGTTGTTCTGCATATTCTAAACAATGTTTTAAAAAACTTTTTCTGCGGGATATATCCCAATCAGGTGGCCATTGCCAATCATTTGTAGACATTTGATCAATTGATCTTACGAATAATCTTTCTATGAAATTCTGATCGAACATAACTTATAATATTAAAATTCAAACAAATATCCAAATTTAAATGTAATTAGAAATTTTTATCAATTGATACTGCATCGAAACGTACCCAGCCATGATCGTGTAATAAACTAATATTTTTTGGCAATTCAACATAATACCACGTCATTCACTGACTGTCAGTTTTTTTACGTTTTGCTACCCCTACTGGGTTAGGCCATTCAATTTCGGCAATGATATTATTTACTATCCCGTTGTTGATAATAGGTTCATTTCTTACATTTGCATATCCATTTTTCTTTCTAGGATACAATGTTTTGCCTATAGTTACAAATCGTTCGCCATGATCAGTAGTTCCTGCAGATTTTTTTGTATCAAGTTCTTTTGCATATCGATTAAATGCATCTGCATTAGATTTCATTCGTTTAACAACACCTCGGAGATTACCCGGATTAATATAGTTAGGGTGATTTAAATACTCTTTTGAAACTTTATCCCATTCGCCTCGATTAATTAATTTAATCGTTGCCGGGCCTAGGTCTCCTCGATATGATGCATTCATGATTGCCATTTGCACATATTTAGGATATGAATCATATTTAGGAATTCTTCTTTTAACATCAGATTCAATTTTTTGAATTCCTTTTGTTAACAACATTTCTGCTTGTTTTTCAGAAATTTTCATTCCAGGTTTAAGAGTTGGAAATATTGATTTCGTAGTACCATACCCAATTGTGACTACTCCCTGAACCTGTTTAGATGATTTTACTGGTCGCATCGTTGCGTCATCATAAGTTACATGAAGACCACTATTGTCAGTTACTTTGCCTTCCCATTCTTTAACTTTTTCGCGAAATTCCGGATCAACTGCTAAAGATTCTGATAATAAATGTTTTAAGCGGATCATTATTTGCCTTTTTGATCTCGAATAATCAATTCACCTAATACTTCTAAACGGCCTACTTCGCGTTGAAATTCAATTGCAGTCATATCTAATGAAATCTTTTTAAGAGTTTCAGCAAATTCTTTTTTTGCAGAATCAACTTCAAATTTTCCTGCTGTAGCGCGACGATAATATGCGGCTTTCACTTTGAAATGGTGCCAAGTTAGTAATGCTAAGCCACCCTTTTCTTCAGCATTCGACGCTATCTTGGCAGCGCCCTTGCCACGCGTTTCTGCAAATTCTTCAAACTTATCGTTAGTTTGTTTAGATTCAAAAAGTAAATTTAATAGTTTCATATTAATAAATATCAATTTGTTGTATTATCATAGAACATTCTATCGGAATCTTCTGTATGCCATTTTTCTTTATCTTCTGAATTATAAAATTCATTGCAAACGAGATAATCTGGTTTAGTTGGGAATGGTTTTGTTATAAATGAAGGTTCAGACCATTTTATACGATTGTTAGGTTGTAATGCAATTTGACCATTATCCATCAGTATAATATGATGTGATTTATGTTCTATAGGATCTTCAGCTAATGATATATCAGTATTAATGTCGTTCGACCCCCAATTGATAGTACCAAAATACTTTCCAGAATACCATTCCCGGTTTTTCATATATATTTTAACTGGCGCATCTTTTATAAAATTAAGTTGCAGTAAAGTAAAATTATATGAAAAACAATTCCAAATTTGTAAATAATGAAATGGTAAATCCGGTGTTGGTGTATTGGGTTTTGTCAAAAGTGCATGGCTTGGTAATTTGTCTCGCATTACGCCATTATTTAATAATACTTGAAATAATGCTACTTGCCCAGGCATACATCTTACTGAAATTATAATTCCTTCTGTAAAATTCCCTTGTCCTTTTTTGTGTTGATACATATACTCATCCCGTACATAAACTTTTAACGGAAAGAAATTATGTTCTATATATGCCATATAACTTATTTTTTGTGTTTTGATATTTCAATTTCTGCAAGTTGTTTTAATGCAGCTTTTTTTGTAGGATGTGTTCCTAATATGCGATCACCCTTTGATGGCTTAACAACCCATTTGCCATCTCGTTGTTCAATACGTTCTGGCATTAGTTGTTTTAAATGATTACCAAAATCAGCAGGAACAAATTGAGGTTGTTGCATATTGTATGAATACATGTTTGAATCATGCTGCATTTTATTCATTAAAAAATCTCCAACCTCTTGTATGTCATCTTTTGAAGTAGCAACGTGATCTGCTGCCCAATCATGGCCATCACTTAGTATTTCTTGTACTTGATTTGGATCTAATTGCAACAATGCATCTACATATTTTTTAATTATCTTTAGATTGCCGAAGAACATGTAATTGCCATCTTTATCATTGCAACTACACATATCATTGCATTCGCATATTTTCTTTTTCATAGTTTCCTTATATTTCATTACCAATGAATTCATATGCTGCAGCGCCAATATTGATAACCAATTGAATTTGTCCAGCGCCATACCCGGTATTAAAATATATTGCACCATCGCCAGGCGCTGCCGTTTGCCCTATTTTTTGTGCTAAAGATGCTGTAGTTGCAAATGATGCACTAGTAGCAGTACCTACTAACGAACCACTAAAAGACCCAGTTGCTACAATTGTGTCTGTACTTACTCCGCTTAATGCATCAATTGCTCTAGTAATGTGTTCAGCTTGAATTGTAGCACCACCCGTAATACCTGTTTTATTTATTATTGCCATCTAGATTCCTTTTTTTATAAATAGGCCAATTCTTTGATTTTTCATTTAACCATTCTTGGCGATCATCGCACCCGCAATCTTCATTTAGTATCTGAGCAATTTGTTTTGCTAACTTGTCTAAACCAGTTGCTGATGTTATTTTTTTAATATCATCGCCTAAACCTTTACTTGACATAACGTGCTCCATTTTTAATTTTATTTGCTAACTGAATCATCATTGTTTGCCATTGAGGTGTCCTAGGAATTTCAAACACCATGGTGCCTGGATATGTATATGTTTGCTCGGGGTGCATTAATTGCATATGTCCCGTGTCATCAATTCCTAAAACCTGATGCGGTACATTTTTCATGGTAATGTTATTACTGGGAATCATTGTGCACTTACCAGGATGTTTCCATTGACCCATTGCATCTTGTACTGCGTTAGTATGTTTCATTACATGTTGCCAGCCGCTATCATCCATTACATGATGTTTAGTTACATGTTTTGCTAGCATATCAATTATATCTACTGCGTGTCCTGCATTTTCTATTGTAAGTTGTGTCATTGTAAATCTTTGAGCCAACTCTTTTAAACGGTCTAAATAACCTTTATTACGTAGATATTTATATGCTAAATTTTCAATTGAATATTCGCCAGCTGAATCTAACCCCGTCTGACGTAGATCGCGTAAGCGTTGTTGTATGTCTTGTATTTTATCTTCTAATTCATAATCTTCTATATTCAATTTATCAATTTCATACACATATGGCTGTGCTTTTTTCTTGATAGCATCGTCATCAATTGAAATAATATCTGGTTTTGGTTTTTGTATCCATTGTTTATGCATCAATGAATATATACCTACCGATGAATGAAGATTTTCATTTAAATCTTGTGCATACAATTCAATATGCATACC